GACGTCGCCGCCTCCTTGGCGACATCCGTCATGCCAAGGTCCATCACCGCCGCGTTGAATTCCTCGGCGGTGATTTCACCCTTCTCCATCGCCTCACGGAAATTGCCCGTGTAGGCACCGGCCTCAAGGAGGGCCTGCTGGAGTTTCCCTGACGCGCCAGGAACCGCGTCAGCCAACTGATTGAAGTTCTCGGTGGTGAGTTTCCCCTGACCGGCGGTCTGGGTGAGCACCATGCCGACGGACTTAAAGGTCTCGGCATTTCCGCCGGCGACGGCGTTCAGGTTGCCGGCCGCCTCGGCCAACTTGTCGTAGCCCTGGACGTTGTTTGACGCCAACTGGGCGGTGATCGACTGAATATCGGAAAGGCCGTAGACGGTCTTGTCCGCGTATTCCTTCGTGGACTTCGTGAGTCGGTCGACGTCGGCCGCGGACTTGCCCGCGAATCCCAGCGTGTTCTTGAACTTGTTCGTCGCGTCGGAGGCGTCGATGGCCTGCTTCGCGATGTCCGAGAACCCTGCGGCGAGCCCGACGGCGGACGTGACAGCCAGCGCCCCGGCCGCGATCTTCCCGACCTTCTGGAAGGCTCCGCCCAGGCCGCTCGTAATCTTCCGCTCGGCCGGCTTGGTGTCGACGTCTCCCAGGGCCTCCTTGAGCTGCTGGGAGATAGCCTTGGTGGAGAGGGCCACCTGGATCCAGGCTGTGCCAATGGTGTGTCCCGTGGGCTTGCTACCAGCCATCCCGGCCCCTCCTCTATATGCTGGGAGGCCCCACAGCGGCGTGCTGTGGGGCCTCCCCGTGTGTGGTTATGTGCTGGCCTGGGCGGCCAGTTCTGGGTGCCTGGCGAGCCAGCGGCGCGCCTTGGCGTCCTGCCGCTCCTGCGCCTCCCGCGCCTTGGCCTGCCAGCCCGGTTCGGGCGGCTGCGGAGGCTTCGGCAGGTCGGACTGCTTGGCTCCGACGGCGGAGGCGATGTAGCAGCAGATCTGCCAGGCGGCCATCCTGACTGCGGTGACCTCATCTGAGAGGGCGACGTCCCCGCCCATGGCCCTACCCAGGGCCGAGCCGGGCGGGAGGCCCCGGATGAGGACCAGCAGCCGCCTAGGCGTCAGCCGGCCCCGGTAGAGGTCCAGCAGGTCGACGCCATAGACCCTGAGCAGGTCGGCTTCGATCTCCTCCCCATGCTCTCGCAGGAGCGCGGGGAGGGCCATCAGTTTCCCGCGTTCAGGACCTCGAAAACCTTCGTCAGGAACTCACCCATGGCGTCGGCCGACACCTTGCCGTCCTTGCGGACGTGAGCCTTCACCTCGTCGTAGGCGTCACCCAGGAGCGCCTTGGTCACGCGCATCATCGCGGCAGGGGAGACACTACCGTCCTCCATGGCGGCCAGCGCCTCGATCACCTCCCAGTCGGACTGGAAAGCCGTCGGGTCGACCTCGATGGTGAGGCCGTCGACGGTCACCTCAACGACGCCGCCGCCGTTGGCCTCAGCCTCCTGGAAGTCCTTCGGTGTCGCAGCCCCAATCTCGCGGGCGTGCTCGGCCGTCTTGCTCGTCTTCTTGCTAGTCATGTCGGTCCCTTTCAGGTGGTTGGCGGTCCCAGGTGTGTGGTGACCCCACCCCGGCGCAGGGACCGACCATCCGCGCCGGGGCAGGGAGAATGAGGGCCTTATCAGGCCGGGATCAGCGACTTCGCGTTGGAGTAGATGACGTAGTCGCCCAGGACGCTCAGCTTGTAGGACCAGGCCGTCAGTTCGCCCACCTTGAAGGCGACCTCGCCGCGCTCACCCAGTTCCAGGCGGGGGAAGACGATCCGCATGCGGGTGCGGGCGTCCCCGGTGGAGGCGGTGTCGAAGACGTCGAGGACGCCACTGAGCACGGTCACCGTGCGCTGCGCCTTCGCCGTCAGTTTGGCGACGTCGGTCTTCTGCGGGCCGGCCCCGATCTGCTCCTGAATCTTCTCGGCCTTCGCGTTCAGGAAGCGGGTCACGATGTCCAACTGCGACTCCAGGAGGGCGGCCTCCAGGCCGGTCTCCGAGGAGTCCATGAAGGTGCGAACCACCCCATGGCCTTGGTGGCCTTTGATCTTGGTGACGGAGTCGTCCATGGTCAGCTTGATACCGTCATCACTGAGCCATCCGCAGTCCTTCAGGGTGGCGGGGACGGCGGTGGTGAGGCCCTGAATCTTGGTGGCGAGGGCGGCGTCATAGGGGCCCAGGAAAAGTGAGTCATCGTCCGACCCAAAGCCAAGCACGTTGTCGGCATTCACTGCCATTGGTTTCTCCTTACGGTTGGTTCCGTGTGGTGATCTGGTAGGTGGCCGTCGCGCGGGCGGCCGTGATAGTCGGGTCGGGCGACTCAGATGGGGCGTTCCCCGTGACCTTCGTGACCGGCCAGTCGTGACCGGCCATGAGGGCGTTGATCGCTGCATCAACACGAAGGGCCAGGCGCATTGCCTGGCCCGTAGTGGGAGCGAAACTGTCGATGGTGACCTGACCGGTGGAGAGGACCCGCTGGTGCTGCCCCTGCCCACCCGTAGCGATCACCAGGACCAGAGGATCCGGCGGGTCCCCATTCGCATAGGGGACGCTGGACACGACCTGCACGTCAGGCAAGGCCGCCTTCAACGCGGCCATCACCAGGGCCTTCGTGTCCCGAGACATGCCGGCCATCAGCCGTCACCTCCCCCGATGCCGCCCAGCACCCTCTCCAAGGTGTGATGCTTGATCTGCTCCATGCCCGCCTCCCGCGTGCCGGCGTGAACGTAGGCGCGGGCGCGCTTCCCCTTGTTGGAGGAGTGGACCTTGAAACCGTCCCCGGCGCGGGCTCGCAGTTCCTCGGCGGCCTCGTTGACGACGCTCTGGGCCTCATCTGAGGACACGAGCGCCTGGATGCCCTTGCGGTCGAGCTTGAATCTCACGACGCCCATCAGGCACCCCCCGTCTGGTGTGGGTCGGTGGCGGCGTGGAGCGTCACCACGGTCCCCTTGGGCCAGCGCGCCGGGGCACCCTCGACGCGGTACGTGGTGCCTGCGATGCGCAGCAGGTCCGATGAGCGGATATCCGGGTGCTTCCCGCGCCAGTACAGGGTCGGCTGGCTGACGACCGGCGCTGACCCGGCAGTGACCGGCTCCGACGTGCCGCCAGGGTTGAACAGGGCGGGCGGCAGGGCACTCTCCAAGACCGGTCCGGGGACAGCCTCACCGTACTGATCTGTGCCGCCGTCGCCCGCCCTGAGTCTCGTCACGGCGACCAGCCCGGCGGCGATCACGGGGTCACCGCCGGAGCCAGCAGATCCACCTCGAAGGCCGCCGAGCGTCGGCCGCCCAGTTGCTTCAGTTCAGCAGCCCGCAGGAACAAATCGCCCTCCGGGTTGCTGTAGGCGTATTGGTCGGTGAACGGGCCAGTAACGTGCATCTCGCTGGACAGGAGACCCCTGGGCTCTGGGAGCCCATCAGCCGCCCCCTGCTCCGCCTGGAGTGCCCGCTTCACGACCGCGCAGGCGATGCGCTTCAGCGTCCCTAGGGAAGCGTGCTGCCACCTTGGTGCGGACGACTTGATGAGGTCCGTCGCATCCTCCAGGAGGACCGCGGCCCGCTTCCGCTCCTGCTCAGACAGGCCACGCCAACGCGCCTCCAGGTCCTCGACCGTGGCGAAGGCGTCAGCCATTCTTGCCCCGCTTCGGGGACTCCTTGCTCTCGGCGTGCTCGCCACCGATGTCGGCGGCGTCAATCCCGAACGCATCCAGGAGCGGAGACAGGGCCGTGACGGTCTCCTCATCGACGTCAGCCACCCCGTCCACAAACTCGACCCGCGGGTGAGTGATGAGCAGATTCGGGTGACGCTCACAGGTGATCCTCATGATCCCCTCCTCTCAGACAGGCGGGGCGCCCCACAGTGCGCGGGGCGCCCCTACGCCGGTCAGTCAGCGGCCACGGTCAGGACACCGTGAGCCTTCTCGTTGCCGTACTGGAGGCCGATCTCCCCGTAGATCTGCACGTCATCCGACGCGCCGGTCTTCGCCAGCGGCTCCGCGAAGAAATGCCCCTTGCCGGGAATCTCCAGGAACGCCGGAGCCAGCTGCTCCAGGGAAGCCACGATCAGCTTGTCGGCCGGCACGTACCGGTTCAGCATCACGTTCATGACCCCGAAATCGGTCTCCAGGGTCTTCAGGTTGACGCCACCGACGTTGCGGGTGCCCTCCTGGTACTTGGCGTCCTTGATGAAGATGCGGGTGAGGGCGCGCTTGATCTTCGAGTTGACGATGATGGTCCGGGTCTCGCCCTCCTGGAGGCCGCCGTTCGTCCACACCTTCTCGATGAGGTCGAGGATGTCGGCCTCGGTCAGTTCGGCGGCCTTGTGGGTGGTGGTCGCCACGTTCGTGGTGATCGCCTCGATGAGGCCGCGGGTCTTGCGGGGCGTCTGGTTGTCCGTCGGATTGGCGTACTTCCCGGTGATGAAGGTCTTCTCGACGTCGCGGGCGATCTGCTTCAGCTCGGTGCCGATCTGCCAGGCCAGTTCGTCGGCGGGCAGAACGGTGTCACCGATGGTGACGGTCGTCGCCCCGGTCGCCGGGGTGACCTGGCGGGTCGCACCCTGCTTGGTGTAGGAGACGGACACCTTCTCCTGGCGGACCTCGACGACGTTGCTGGCGGCGAAGCGGGCGCGGCCCTCAGCGGCGGGGGCGGTAGCGCCCTCAGTGCGCTGGCGGCCGTCCTCGGCGTCGCGTAGGTCGTAGCCGGACCAGGAGAAGTTGGTGCCACCGACGGGGACACCGCCGGTCAGGCCGCCGATGGAGGACAGCAGCGGCGTGTCCTCCGGGGACGCAGCGAAGAGCTCGCCGACGTAGTTCGGGCAGTTGTAGGTGGTTGCCATGCCGGTAATGCCGGGCATCATGGCTCCTTTCGTTCGTGATGGCTCATCAGTGGGAGCCGAGCTTCAGGGCCTTCAGGGAGGCCGTGAGTGTCCGGTCCCCGGCCGCTTCGGCTGCGGCGATCTGCTCATCGAGGGATGCGGCCCCCGCTCCGGGCGGGTTACCGTGGTGGCGGACGACCGGCTGGGTGGGGGCCTCGGCGGGCTTGGCCTGCTCGGTGGCCCACGCCTTGACCTGCTCGGCCCACGCGGCGGGGTCGTCGCCGGGGCCAGCGAGGATGTCGACGGGGACACCGGTCTTGGCGGCGACCTCGGCGCGCTCCTTCTCGGCCCGCATCGCGGCCAGGTCGGCCTGGAGGCTGGCGAGCGCATCGGCCTGCTTCTGGGCTTCGGTCTTGCCTGCGTCCTCGGCTGCCTTGATCTGGGCTGCGAGGTCGTTGGCGCGCTTCTCGGCCTCTCGGCGGGCGGCGCGCTCGGCGGCTAGGGCCTTCTTGCCGGCGTCTCCGAGCGTGTCGGTGGCGTCGCCCGTCGCGGGCTTCCCACTGGTCTGCTCGGTGGTCTCGGTGGCCTCGGTCGGCTCCGCGGACTCATCGGCACTGGCGGCCTCAGCGGTCTGGACGGTCTTGCGCATTGGGCTCTCCCTCGGTGATAGGTGCCATCGCGGCACGACAAAGCCCCCACCATCGCGGCAGGGGCTCATAGGTATGGTTGGGTCACTCGGCGGGGGTAACCCCGTCAGTGAAAGACTCAGGTGAAAGGCGGCGCATCTCGGCGGCGATAGCCTTGTCATCGACAGTGGCACCGGACGCCTTCACGGCAGCCCTGGCCTTGTCATAGGCGGTACGCAGGGCCTTCGGGTCATAGCCGTCGATCGACGGCTTCTGCCCCTTCCATAGTGGCGTTGGGACGCACGAGCAGTGATCGTGGTAGGCGTGCCCCTTGCCGGCCGTCGCAGCACTGGCGTAGACGAAACCACGGGACGCGAGCATGCTGCACCAGGCGCAACAGCCACCAGGGCCGGGCACACGCGCCCACCGAGGGCGGGCAGGGTCGACGGCGACGTTCCGGTGCACCGTGTCCTTCCCCTGCTGCCCAATGAATCGGGCCAGCGTGTTCCCCAGGGTGGCCTGCACCCCAGTCGGTTCCGCGCCCCACAGGCCGCCGACCGCCCAGCGAGTCGCCTGCGCCACCTGCACCTCGGACGGCCCGTCAGCCAGGACGGCCGAGTAGGTGCCGCCAACGGCGTCAGCACGCAGCCGCTCATACCACTCCGCAGCACTGGACGCGGCTAGGTCGCCGTACTGGGCGGCGATGGCCGGCATCACCACCAGGAGAGCATCACGCGCAGCCTCAGGGCCGGACAGGTCCAAGCGCCCGAACGCCGACGACAGGGCCGCCAGCGCCATCCTCGTGACCTCATCCAGGCCACGGGACAGGCGCTCCAGGTCAGCCCGCGTCGCCACCGCTAGTCACCTCGACCGGGGCCTCAGCGGGCTCCTGCGGCGCAGGCGCGGCCGGGGCAGGCGTGGACGCCAGCAGACGATCCAGCACCCCACCAGCCTGCGCCCGCTTGATCTGCGACCGAATCCTGACGATCTGCTCAGCGCTGTACCCCAGTTCCTCCAGGGCCACGTCAGTCTGAGCAAGCTCCGGGATCGCGCTGATCTGCTTGACCACGGCGTCGGACTGGCTGACGACGGACGGCATCGCCGGGTTGCGCCAGCGGGTCGCGAGGTTCCGCACCTCATCGTCCATCTCCGTCACCGGGATGCCGTCACGGAGGCAGATCGCGTCCTGCACGATCCGGTTCAGGCCGTAGCCGATCGATCGCGTCGTGTTCTGCGCCTCGATGACAAGGTCCTCCTTGGCGGCGTAGATCGCCTCAGCCGAGGACGGATTGTCCTGGACGATCCCGAGCGCGGAGATCGGCAGCGACGTCGCCGAAGCGAACTCCGCTGCGAGCGCGCGCTTCATCGCCAGGAACGGCTCCATGCTCTGCTGCGGGATCACCTGGAGGTCAGGCTTGTCCCCGTCCTCATCCTTCGGCAGGCTCTTCAGGCGCCCCATGTACCAGGACCAGAGCGGGGCCTTCTCACCCTGGGCGTTCTGGAACATCTGCTCGTCCGCGCCCAGCAACAGTAGCGCCGGGGCCGCGTACAGGTCGCTACTGACCTCGGTGCGGAAGCCGGCGCGCACCACGCGGTCCGTGATGGACATGACCTCGCGGCTGATGCGCGACCGCCCAAACGGCCGGCCGAGCGCGGGCCGGTACGGAAGCGGCTCCATCGGGACGCGCCCCAGGGAGTGATCCATGCGGGCGACGGCCACCCACCCCCGATCCCCCAGGGCCAGGCGCGTGACGTGCTCGCTGGTGAGGAGGAGCATCGACGTGGGCTTGCCGTTATCGTCAGCGGAGTCCACCAGCAAGCCGGCCTCCAGGCCACGACGCCTGACGTCCCACAGGCCCGTCGCCCACAGGGCGTCAGCGCCCGTCACAACCACGTCAGGGTCACCCGCAGCCGTGTCCCCCGGCAGAGCCACCACGAAACTGCAGCAGTAGGTCAGCGTCGCGTCCACAAGCTCGGGCACCAGCAGATCGAACCGGTTGTCGTGCAGGAGGCTCATGGCCCCCAGGGGGTCCTCCTCGCCCGACGGCGACGTCACCCCATCCCACATACACCGGGACGCCAAGGAGGTGACCGCCTTGTCAGGCCAGCCACACACGATATCCAGTTGGTCCCTCATGTAGGGGGGCACGGAGGCGCCCAGGAACGCGACGTTCACCTGCATGTCCCGGTACTGGCGGCGCAGCGCGTTCCGGGCGCGCTTGGCCTGCCATTGCTTGACCAGGCGGGCCATGAGGGCGGCGTCGTCCTCGGCCAGGCCGATGACGTCGGTCGGGACGGGGCTGTAGTAGGCCTGGAAGTCCATCACATCACCACCCCCACACTTCTAGCGGCCAGTTCGCGCGGCCTGCGCTTCGTTGTCTTCGCGGCCCAGTGGGCCATAGTCAGTGCATCCATGCCCGCCGACGTCATCCCCTCCGGCGCAGTCCAGCCGAACCCGCCGGACGCGCCGATCTTCCGGCGACTGATGACGGCGGCCTCAGCCTCTAGCTCGGCGTCGTCCGGGTGCGACAGGGACCGGTCCCGGATGGCGGCGTCCATCATCGCGTGAGCGCTGATGACCTGGTCTGTCGTCGGCGTCCAGATGGTCTTGGGGCTGAATCCTGCGGCCCTGAGTCGGTCGACCAGGTCGCCCGCGCCGGACTTGCCGTCGACGACGATCTGCGCCCAGCGGTCCCGGTGCTCGGTGAGGTAGTCGATGATCCAGCGGACGCCTTCGCCCATGTTGCGCACCCCCTGGGAGGTGCACAGTTGGCCGTAGACCGCCTCGCTCTTACGCTCAGGCTTCCGGCCGGCACGGGCCAGGGCGACCGTGGAGCCGTCCACCGAGAACCTCACGGCGGCGCACCAGCGCAGCCCAGACGGCGGCTCATCCACCGTCAGCGCGTTCCACGCCTCACGACCAATCGCCTGGCTAGCGACCTCCGGATCCCAGATCCCCAGACCCTCACGCCGGAAACTCTCTGGCCCCAGATGGCGCTTCATCCTGAGGATCGCCGACTCCGGCGTCCGGTGCGGGAAGCTCGGGTTAGCCTTCCGCCACTGGCGGCGGTCGTCAGGGTCCGCGTCGTCATCCGCGCCGACCTCGACATACAGGCCATCGGACAGCTCGCCCGCGAGCGCCGCCTTGCGGAAGCCGCTGAACGCCTCGCTAGGGTCAGTCGGGCGCGGTGGCGTCCCCAACCGCAGGATGAGCGGGTTCGGGGCGGTGTTGACCGCGGGCACCATGTCATCCAGGGCGCGCTGGCCGAGAATCTGCGCCTCGTCAAAGACGATGATGTCGACGCCAGCGAAACCGCGACCGAAGCCGCCCTCACGGGCGCCGAACAGGATGCGACTGCCGTTGGTGAACTTGATCTGTTGCTGGCCGTTCGCCTGCCTCGGTCGGCCGTCGATGTACGGGGCGATCTCGGGCTTCAGGGCGAGGCCCTGCATCGCCGCGAACGTCTCATCTGCCGTCCTCGTGCGGTGCGCCGTCCAGAGGACGAACAGGCCCTTCTGGAGGGTGCACAAGGCGAAGATGATCGCCCCGAAGGTGTAGGTCTTGCCCACCTGGCGCGGCATCGAGACCTGCACGCCATCAATGCCGGCCGCATAGAGGCCACTATCCCGCTTCGCTAGAATTCCACGCCCCAGCCCATCCTGCCAGCGGTCGAAGCCGAGCGAGAAGAGCTTGCACCGGTCGCGCACTCGCGGCCAGCCCGTGGACGTGATGCCCTCAGGCAGGATGAGGTGCTTCGCGATGTCGGACAGGCGGGGCTCAGATGTCCCCGAGCCCATCCTCATCCTCCGTCGCCTCAGTCACCGTCTGCCGCTCATGCTCCTCTCGAGCCAGGTCAATCTCCCGGATCGTCTTGTCCACCTCGAGCAGGCGACGGGACAGGGCAGCCAGGTCGCGGGCCGGGGTGCTCGGGTCATCGATGGACGCTGCGAGGCGCTTACGCATCGCCGCCATCACGTCCCTACTGTCCCCATGCTCCGTTGCGTCCAGGACGCTCATAGGGGCCGTGGGGGCCGTCTCGCCATCCTTCACGGCGCGGAGTTTTCTCGCGGCACTCATAAGCACCCCCTTGGGAAAAAACAGTGGGGAGAGATGCCGCTATACCCACGGGGGGGCGAGAACGGGGGACGGGAGGGTATTGCCCCCTGTCCTGGTGTTTGTGCGGCTACTCTACCACGTTTCGGTGTCGGTTGTCTGTCGAATTCGGGCTGGTTGATAACGTTTCCGTTTCGGCGGCCGCGCTTTTCTGCCGTTTCCTTTGCGTTGGTTGCATTTTCGGCAGATGATTTGAATATTGTCTATTGAGTCGTTTCCGCCTCGACTGTGAGGCACGATGTGGTCGGCCTCAGGGCTACTAGGCAGTAGGCCAGCGTCCCAGGTGAGGCGGACGTGGCAGATGGGACAGTGCTCTAGTCCTGCCGCGCGTGCGCTGCGCTTGGCTGTTGCTGCGTTGTGGAGCCAGCGTGTGGTGCCGGTGCGTGAGGTGGCCACGTCGTCCTCCTCGCGCGCGTGTGCGCAGGCCAGCGCCACACGCTGCTGTGCGTGGGCGCTGGCCTCGCTTCTCCCCATTCCCTTCTCCCCAGAAGGGTAGGCAGTAGTGGAGCCCAGCACCTTGTGGGTGGCTGGGCTCTGACACTTTGCCTATGTTCGTATGATGCGCGTTTCAGTGTGGGTGTGCAAGTGGTGGCGCACGCTGGCGTGTTGCGGTTTGATCACAGGGTTGGGGTGTGCTTGTTGTGGGGTGCCCCTTATCGTTCACCCCCTACCCCTGTGTTGTTACCCCTGCCCCCTTGTTTGATGGGGGTGCCCCTTGCTTTTGAGGGGGTGGGGTGCTTGCGATAGGGCCCCGCCTTTGTAGGTCCACCCCTCTTTGTTGTGGCCTACCCCACTGTTTGTGTGCACCCCCTCAGACTTGCGTCCATTCGGTATGGTGGCATACACTAGAGCCATCGGAACGGACAGAAAGGAAAACCGAAATGACCCCCATCACCGTCGCAGCAAGTTACCTCATCAGGCACTTCGGCAACGCCGTAACCATCCAGGACAACCCTGGCGGCAAGGGCCAGGCGGTGGAGGTCCACTGGGCTGGTGGCCTCGCCACTATCCACCCCATCCCTGGTGCGATGTACCGTGTGAACTGCGCTCTCGCCTACGAGGACACCACCCTCCTCAATCTCCCCGGCGTGGTGGAGCGCATGATCGCTACCGCCCTCGCCAATGCTCGCACCAACTGAACACCCTCGTTGCCCGCCCCGGAAAGGGGCGGGCACCCCCAGAAAGGAACCCCTCATGGCCTGCTACAACTGGAACCCCGCCAAGTACTACGACATCCCTGGTGCCGTCCTCGCCGCTGACGCCCCGGACGGGGCGCACATCACCCTCTGCCTCGACTCCATCGACGACGAAGTCCAGGCGGCAATCTTGGTGCGTCACCCTGACGGCTCCTACTCGACGACGGAGGACCCCGCTTGCTGGCCCGACCTGGAGGTCTACGTGCCGAGTGAGGAGTGGCCTGAGGAGATCTATGCAGGCCATCGCGGCCCGTCTGAGCGTCACCCTGCCCCGGCGGTGACGAAGGCGATCGACGCCTACCGCCGGATGATCCAGGATGCCCTGGACGACTGACCACCCACCTGCCCGGCCCTCACGTCGGGGGCCGGGCCTGACCTGGAAGGAGTAGACAATGAGTGCCGAGACGAAGCGGGTGCTGGAGGATGCTCTGGCCGCGCACCTGGCAGATGAGAAGCCTGGCGACATGCTGGGGTCCTGGCTGGTGTTGGCTCAGGTGGAGTCGATGGACTACGTCGAGCGTGAGGTGGATGCCTATGAGGTTTTCATGAAGGGCAATACTTTCACCATGATAGGCATCTGTGACGCCTGGAAGTATTCGCTCCTGGAGAGTCAGGGAGGGTGTCGTGAGCACGAGTGAGTGTCCGAGCTTGTTGGAGTTGGATCGTCTGCGTTGTGAGGTGGAGGCGGTTCGTGAGGCGCTGGAGGAGGTTGAGGAGCGGCGTCGTGCTGCGGCGGTGGCTGCGGTGCGTGCCGGGAAGGGTAAGGCTCCGGTGGCGCTGGCGGTGGGGGTGACTCGGCAGACGTTGGACCGCTGGCTTGGTGTGTGGCAGCGCACATCTTAAAGACTTGCCCCCATTGAGTATGTGGACATACACTTAAGGCATCGGGAACAAAGAAAGGAACCCCAAAATGAGCACCATCACCCAGCGCCTCACCGAAGCCCTCCAGCGCCACACGGACGGCGAGGTCGCCACCGCCGCCGCAATCACCGCCTACCCCCACAACGTCAGAGACGCGGAGTGCACCATCATCATCCGCGCTGACCAGCACGGCGGCGTAGTCGAGTTCCTGGCCCCGCGCGGCTTCTCCGGCGGTCGTTCACGATTCACCGGTACGAGCATCAGGGCTGTCGACCGCGCTATCCGCGAGGCCGCTGACAAGCACAAGATTCTTCGTCAGAGGTGGCGTCACTGAACCACCTACCCGCCCGGATGGTCGCAGCGGGGGTTCGACTCCCCCGCCGGGCACGACCCACCCAAACACCCCACGGAAGGAACCAACCATGGCCGCTAGCGCCACCCCCAAGCAGGTCGCCTACGCCCTCTACCTCCTCGACGAGGCCGGCTACGACACCCGGTATATGAACTCCTCGTTCGCCGCCCTCGGGGCCACGATGAGGGAACGCTCCGGCAGCGTGGAGAACTGGCTGGAGTCGATGAACCGGGTGGAGATCAGCAGGCTGATCGACCGCCTGAAGCAAGACGACGACTGACCCACCCCAACGCCTACCGCTTAGCGAGGACTCATGAGCGTTTCCATTGACGACTACGTCGACCTGTCCGACTTCGTGTGCCGACTCACGCGCCGCCCCAAATTGGCCCAGTTCCGCGAGGTCGAGGTCCGGTGCGAGACCACTCTGACCGGGCACCGCTGGACCGTGTACGGCCCGAAGACGCTGAGGTTCACCTCGGATGTCGGCTACGACGAGGAAGACTATGTGACTGACCGTCTCATCCGTAGTGGCCTGCTGCCGATCGAGCAGTACTGAGAACGGAAGGCGCCCCACCGGTTTGGTGGGGCGCCTTCGTCATGTTCGGAGGACCAGTAGCGGCCCTTCCTCTCTCGGATGGTCCGGGAGCCTCATGGTGGCATATCCGGGACTGAAGGGGATAGCCTCGACTGGTAGCCTGCCGGGGCGGTTGACGGCGATGGCTACCCGTGCGATCGCGCCTGCTAGGCGGTCCCACTCGGCGTCCTCTGCATCTCGCTTGGCTTGTTCCTCGGCGCTCGCGGCCACCCAGGGCGCTTCAGCCCATGGGTGCACGATCTCGATGTCGCTCACTTCATGTCTCCGATGACGTCTCGGGAGTCGATGAGCATGCCGATCACCTGGCCTATGGCCTCGGTGGCGTCGTCTGCTGGTAGTCCAGCTGCGAGGCCGCCGATGGCGGCGGCGTGCCCCATCATGGCGGCGGTGAGGCTTCTCTTCACGGCCGCCTTGGCGGCTTCCTCGGTGACAATGGCGAGCGCCTGATTAAGCACCTCGGGTGTCATGCGGCTTTGTCCTTTCGTTTTGCGGCGGCGGCGAGTAGGTCGCCGACGTGGTATCTGCCGTCTGTGTCGGTGAGGTGGCCCCTGTGTTTCCAGAGTCGGATGGTACCGGGGCGTGTGGGGTAGCCCGCCTGTGTGAGGAGTCGGGCTCCTTCGTCTGGGGTGACGAGCCAGTCGGAGGCCGCCTCCAGGTGGGACTGGAGGAGGGGCTGGAGTTCCCACTGGGTGTCGCAGGCCGGGCAGCGCGCCCACGAGGATCCCGCCGCCGCGTAGATGGGCTGGTCGCACACTCCCCGGTCCCCCAGGTCGGTGAGGCACCGCCCATAGAACCGGTGGTCCTCGGGGACGTCCACGAGCGCCGTGATCGCCCGGATGGCGGCGAGGGCCTCGGGGATGAGGGTGGCTAGCTCGGGGCGGCCGGGGTACTGGGCGGCGTGCTTGAGGATCCCGGAGACGGCACCCCAGGTTTGGGGTGTGCCGCCACCGAGGATGACGCCTCCCGCCCATTTCGCCCATTTGAGGAGGGTTCTCTCGTGGGCGCTCGCGGCCTGGATGATGCCGAGCCGCACCGGGGGGCGGCTGCATGGGGTGACGCTGCCCCCGCCGCCTTGGCCGCGCCGGAGCCCGGCCTTGGCGGCATCCAGGGCGCCCATGAGCCCCACGATTCCCTGGGCGGCCTCTGCGAGCCGCTGGCAGGCCGTCGCGCTCACGAACCTGTCACCCTTTAGCGGTTCCCCCGTCACCGGGCAGGAGCGGGCCTCAGTCACCGTCCTGCCCCTCCATAAGGTGGGCGGGGAACCTGACGGGCTCCAAGTTGGCTACCCCGGCTCGCGCCCGCTCGACGGCCAGCACCTCTCCCTCAAGCGCCCGTTTAGCGAGGTCGTACTGGCTCTGCTCGCAGTCCACGCTCGCAGCGATGGCTCGCATCTCCTGAGCGATGGTCTGACGGTTCTCCAGTGTCAGGGACGGGATGAGGGTCGAGTGCTCGGACTCAATGTCGGTGACCGCCCCCTCGATCATGCGAGCGGCCATCGCCTTCGCCACGAAGTATAGGGCCACCTCGCGAGAGATGTCAGTCATGGGCGTCCTCCTCCTCGATGATCTGGGCCGCCCAGGCGAGGGCGTAGGCACCCAGTTCCATGATCTCCTGCCCGCCGTGGTCCCCCTCGCCGATCAGGGTTGCTGCCTGGGCGAAGCGATAGGTTAGCGACATGTATCGATTCTCCTCATCATCAGGGATTCTGTCGATCTCTCTGGCGGAGGTCTCAATGTCATCCAGGCCAACGCGGTTCGGGTTCATGATGTACAGCCAGTCCGCGCAGGTGCGGGCTATCTCAGTGAGCTCAGCCTCCTTGCAGGGGGACGCGTGAGTGAAGGAGATTGCTTCGAGGAGGATGGCGAGGCGACGCGATGTTGTGTCATCTGGCGTGACCCTCGGGCCCTTTAACTTTCTGGCGAGGTCTGCGGCCCGGTCGAGTGGGCTGGGCTTGTCAGCGGGCAGGTGGGAGACGACCTGCTGGATGGCGGCGAACTGCGTGAGTGGCAACTCAACGCCAAGGAACACATCCCGTAGGTGCTTGAGCGCGGCGGTGGGGACTGGGGTCACATCCTCCCACTCGTCGATCACGTTGTACGCGCCCGTGCTGTAGAGGGTGTACTTTTGGGTCATGTAGCTGCCATTCGTGTTTCGGATTGCGAGCTCATCCCTTATCTCCTCCTGAATCTTGAGGCCGCGCTTGATGCGGATTAGGGGTGCTACGGGCCAATTGTTGGTCATTGTTACTCCTGGGGTTACTGGGTTCGGATTGTGACGTCGCCTGTGTCGGTTTCGTGGCCGCATTTTTTGCAGCGGATGATGGCTATTTGCCCCCAGTGGACTCGGGTGACGTGGTGCGGTCGCTCACTGTTCCCGACCGCATGGAATTCGACTGTCACTTCCGGTTGAAGGTAGTGGTCGCCGCACCGGATTCGGTACTTGTCTGGGTCGTATACGGCCATGTCAGCCTCCGATGATTGCGCGCCAGGTGGCGGTGATGATCCACAGGATGACGCTGATGACGGCGAAGCACGCGGTCATGGCGAGGGTGAGGCCGACGGCGTATCCGAGCCGCTGACTGAATGTGGGGTTGGGTTTCATGGGTTCTCCTAGGGTTGAGCGGGATTCTGGTGGGTTGGGGTGGTAGCTGGCCCCGGCGTGGTGTCGGGGCCAGCCGTTGGGTTTAGAAGGGGGGCTCGCCGGGCTGGGCGCCCCCGGTCCCCCACGGGTCCTGCGCCGCGGTGGGGGCGTTCCCCGAACCGAACGCCGCCGGCTGTGCGGGCTGGCCGCCGAAGTTGCCCTGTTGGCCGGTGGGGGCCTGCTTCGTCACCTGGGCGCGCTGGCGGCGCAGGTCCGGGCCGATGTGGTCCACCTCGAGCTGGAGGACGCTGCGGTTCTCGCCTTCGCGGGTGGTGTAGTCCCGCTGGCCTAGACGACCCTGAGCGATGACCCACATGCCCTTGCGTAGGGACTCGGCGACGTTCTCAGCCATTTCTCCCCATGCGCTGGCTCGCATCCACATGGTGGTGCCGTCCGTCCACTGGGAGGCGCTGCGGTCGTATCGGCTTGGCGTGGAGGCGATGGAGAGGTTCGCGACGGGTTTCCCGGCTGGGGTGAACCGGAGTTCCGGGTCCTGGCCGAGGACACCACACACGGTGATTACGGTTTCATTAGCCAATTGGGTTTCCTTCCTGGGGAGTGGTCACATTGTTGCGTTTTCAGCCGGTATTGTCGAATCGGGACACGCCGGGCGAGATATTCCGCGATAAGGGAGGCGTCGAAATCAATCAGGCGAATCGGCATTATCTCATCGTTACCGGCCGCGAATTTCTCACATATGGTCATGACTCATACTTTGGGATGTAGGCGAAGGTGTACGGGCCCAGCAATGGGTGAAGCTCGCTTCGCTTCCCGGAGGCAATGTCTTTCACCAGCCGCCACCAGCCGCCCTCATATGAGACCCAAGGGTAGCCGTCGCGATCTACGACAATCGCCCCTTCTGCCGCACCCCGCGACAAGTCGCCGCCGTCAATCACGTGCGGGCGACTAGCCTCAGCCTCTTCGAGGAGTGCGTTATAGCGGCCGCGCCAGGCAGCAGCCTCGCCCGCCTCGGAAGTCAGGTTCGCAATCTCCTCCTCAAGGTCGGCGATCTGGTTGAGAAGGACGATCACGTCATGCTCAGCGGCATCCATACGCCACGCTCCGGGACCGTACTCCCGGCCCTGAGCCCAGTTGTCTACTCGGGCGCGAATCTGCCCCCGGTAGTCCCGTGCACGCTTATCATCAGTGCTCACTGGTGTCCTCCTTAGGCTCCCAGACGATGGTGTAGGGGACGCCGTCGTCAGGTAGTGCGTGGTGCATGCAGCAGCAGCCACCAATGGGTTCCCAGCCGTTTGCCTCGTAGTGCTGCCATGCATCCCCGTTCTTGTCGACGACGACAGTATCGATGGGTAGGTCGCTACCGTCTCCCTCCACCGTGCGCGGGACGGCTTCCTTGAGATCGTCGATCTCCTCCTCCAGGGCGGCGATGTGGTGGATGAGCGCGTAGATGTCTTCGACCGCCCCAGGGTAGTGGCCGGTCTTCTCGTATTCCTTGAGCTTGTCGAGGATAGTGGTCTTGTCGCTCATCGATCTTCTCCTTTGGGGGCGTAGACGACGATAAACGGCCCGTTCAGGAGGGGCAGGTCTTCTCTCGGGAACGGATTGATGCGGTCCCCCGCCCACCACCAGCCGTCTTCACGCCGGGACCACGCATCCCCGTCCCCGTCGATGGCGACCGTCCCTACTGGGAAATTGGCAGTCTTGGAGCCACCCCAATAGGCGGGCATTCCGCGCATGGTTGGGCCAGAGTGCTCCTCAGGGTTGTCATAGGCTGTCATGATCTTCATCAGTTCTCTCCGTCCTGGTAGCGGGTGAGCCAGGCGAGGGCGAGTGCCCCGACCTGGGTGACTTCGGCGATGGTGTCGGCCCCGTGGCCGGTCCCCTGCGCGTTGTCGTAGGTGAGGCTGGCGGCGACCTCACCCACCTCCTCAGCCAGGGCGTAGAAGCGCAACTCGTCGGTGGGACCGTCACAGTCCAACGTCATGCCCGGGTGCTTGACGGCGGCCCGCTCCCACTCGGCAACGAACGCGACCGCCGGATCCTCGACGCCGTAATCGAAGAGGGTGGAAGCCGCGTCAGCGGCGATCTCACACAGTGCCCCCGTGATAACGTTGCGCCGCTTGATCTCGGGCGTGACCTCGCCGTTGGCATTCTTGCCGATGATCGCCGACCCGATGAGGGCGAGACGTAGGTGCCAGCGAGAGACGGAGTGGAGCGTCGAGTCGCTGAGGAGCCCCGCATAGGCGGCGATCTCCTTGGCGGTCTCAGTGAATGGGCAGGTCATTGGTGTTCCTTCCGGTAGGTGTGGGTGATGAGGATGAGGGTGATGAGGAGGACGGTCATGCCGCCTCCCGCGGGTGGTTGGGGCAGACGACTTCCCCGTCCATGTCGTCGGTGATCTCCCAGCCGAGACGGCGGGCAAGGCAGTAGGCGGCGTTGAGGAGAGTGATGTTCCGATCCATATCGTCGGGACCCTCCGGGAAGTCGATCCGCTCCTCACAGCCAGCCCAGTCACAGGACATCGACACGTAGGCCCACCGAACCGGGACGACCTGGATCATGACTCCGCCGCCGCTGGGAGGTCGTCGATGACGGCGGCGGGCACATCCACCGGCTCGGCCTTGGGCTTGCGCTTGCGGGCGACCTTGACGGTGGGCTGGTCGTCTCCGAGACCGTCAAGTTCGACCTCCTCAGCACTGTAGGAGAGGCCCATGAGGGCGTCGGCGGCGATCATGCGGCACACCTCGGCGGTGGCTTTGGCGCGCAGCATGGCCTGCGGCTCCTGGGAGTACTTCTTGTTGCTCAGGTACCCGGCCTGGCGGGCGCGCTCGATGGTCCAGGTGGAGGACTGGACCTGCTGGGAGCCCCTACGCCGGCCGGAGACGGTGACGGACGTGTCGGACTGGTCGTCGACCCAGACGTCGTGCCCGGCCTGCTGGACGACTGCCAGCATGGTGCGCGAGTAGAGGGCGGGCTTGCCGGAGATGACGTAGATGGACTCCATGGCGGCGGTGGGGTCGAGGCCGAGGGCCGCACCCTTCATGACGGTCACGGCGGTGGCGTCGACATGGCCGCGCAGGTGGGCGGGCGCGAACCCGGTCTGGCATATGACCTGTGCGATGGTGCGGGCGTCGGCCATGGCGAGCGCCCAGGAGCGGAGGCTGGCCTGGGCGGCACTGGCCTCCCCCGTGGCGACGACGGCGGGCGTCGGGAGTGGCATGGGCGCGAGGTCGGCGCTCGCGGGCTGTGTGGTGGCGAGCTCGGTCATTTGTGGTCTCCCCAGGAGTCGATGGTGATGGTGAGGTCGGCGACGGCTTTCACGGCGAGGAAAGCGCCCCAGGCGTGGTTGACGGACGGGAATTCCACGAGCCGGCACCCGTCGGGCTGGACGTGGATGGCCCCGATCCGGTCGATGGGCGGCATGGGAGCCTCCTGGCCGTCGGCGTCGAGGTGGAACTCTGCGCGGGCGTAGGCGGCGCACTGGAGCGCGTAGGATCCGTGGATAGAGTTGCTGGTCTTCAGGTCGAGGAGCCAGGTCTCCCCACCCATGCGGGCGATGAGGTCGGCGGTGCCCGCGTACCAGTGGGCTCGGCTCGCCAGCCTGGCTTCGGTGAGGATCGGCTCGACGTCGTGCCCGTCGAGGAAATCCACGTACCCCTCAACGTAGGGGGCCAATGACGCGGGGACATCTACGGCCTCCCCTAGGGCGACCTGCTCGGCCAGGGCATGCACCCTCGTGCCGCGAACGGCCGCCCGGTCACGGGCCTGCCACGGGGCGCGCTTAAGCCGGCTCACGACCGCATCCCTGCCCTGTGCCCCGATGGTGGCAGCCAGTGTGACCGCCTCATCGGCGGCGGCCTCGGCCACCACCTTCGCGGACCAGTACGGGAGCCCAGGCTTCGGGAGCCCCTTCCCGATGATCGTCGTCACCCCGGTCACGGGCTTGCCGTCGAGGCTGTACCGGTGGCGGGCTTCATCAAACTGGAGGCTCATAGCGGGTAGGTCCTTACGTTGCTGGGCTTGGGGGCTGGGGAGACGCAGGGGTGGCCCTGTGCGGCGAGTTCGGCGACGGTAGGGTTTCCGCGTCGTTTGGGCTTGTGCTGGGCTTGATCTCCTCTTCGGATGCCAGCGCGGCGGCGGGCCTCACTGCATGGGCGGCAGAGGCGGTGCCCGTGGTGGAGGCGCGTGCCGGGCCAGTCCACCACCGTGGTCTTGGAGGGGCGGAGGCGTCTCCCGCAGTCGCGGCAGTGCTGCGGCTGAGACCAGTCCAGGAGTGTCTGCTTCACTGGAGGTACCTCCCGTCCTTGACCATGTCCGCGGACGTGAGGACGTCCTGGATAGCGTCGGAGACGTCACTGATGGGGCCGTTGTGTGCGGCCTCAGAGAGGTCGCGGAGCGCCCTATCTTCGACGGCGGCGAGGTTGACCCACTTCCTGATCTGGTCACCCCTGGACTGCTTGACGAGCCGGGACCGGACGCCACGGTAGTGGCCCTCGGGGGTACGGAGGAGGATCTGCCCGCTGAGCGAGGTGACAGTGAGGTCACCGGGCTGCCCGGTGGGGCGGCGCTCCCCGTCGACGACGAGGATCATCGGGCTGGTGGGCCACGGCGCGGGCGGCTCGGGGGTGGCTTCCAGGATGACCACCTCGGTGTAGTCGTCGATGGCCTCGATGTTGCTGGCGGTGACCTTCGTCGCGTGCCAGCCGCGCACGTCACGGTAGGCGACGACGTCGCCCAGTCGCGGATGGTGGTGTCGGCTCACTGCTCGCCCCTCTCGGTGATGCGGATGAGGCAGTGCTCGCGGCGGATGAGGCCGGTCTGGAGGGAGCCGACGTGGCTCCACCCGTCGCGCTGGAGCTTGCGGACCTGGCGTCGGCCGATCGGCCCCCAGGTGGGGATCCATCGCACGTCGTAGAGGCGGAGGCGGCGCGCCTTCTGCGCGTCCTCGCGGCTGTAGGTGATCGGGTCTATGTCGTTGAGGTACATGGGGTGTCCTTTCCGGGGAGGAGGGGGTTAGAGACCGTTGGTGAGGGCGTCGGCGTCGACGTGGAGGAGGGTTGCCAGGGATTCGAGGAGCCTGGCCCGATGCTGGGCGTGCTGGCCGATCGCACCCCAGGGGAGGATGGCGTCGAGGTGACCTGCCCCGCGCCGCTGCCGGTCCCGCTCATCGAGGGCCGCCGCCTCGCCGTCCTGGTAGTCAGCGGCGGCGCACAGGAACTCCGCGGCTGCGGTGACGTCGACGTTGTCGCCGCCGATGTGGTCGAGGCGGGTCACTTGTCCGCCACCCATGCCATCCAGGCGGTGGTCTCCTCGGCGAGGTCATTGGAGGAGAGGGTGTCGTCCCTGCTGGGGGTGGCCCATACGCCACCGTCTTCGTCGTCGACGCGGGTCCATGCCCGGCTGGCTTCGTCGCGAACGACGGTGCCGACGGGGAGGACCTGCAGGTCCTCGATGTACATTCGGGCCTGACCGTTGGCGGAATTGGTGACGGCGCAGAGGATGCCTTGGAGGCGGGCGATCTGGTCGGCGTTGACCTCCTGCTGGCAGAGGTCGGCGTGGATGCTGGCGGCATTGTCGGCGGCCGTCTTCCACTGGTTCCGGTAGAGGTCCACCTGGCCCTTGAGTTGGTCGATGGTGTCGCGCTGTTCGCGGACGGTCTGGGCGAGGGCCTGCTCGCTCAGACTGGGATCCGCGGCCTGCTGGGCCTTGCGCTGGTCGGCGGCGAGCATGAGGAGGCTGATCGCACCGATGACGTCGTCGTCGCTGCGGTTGAGGAGTTCGCGGGCCTTGCCGCCGTAGGTGGCGGCCGCGTCGTCGCGGACTTGGGCGCAGGTGGCGAAGTCGCCGCGCACCGGCTTGGGGTAGAGGTTTTCGATCCTCATTTTTTACGGTCCTTTGTTCTGGGGATTGGGTGGGCTGGGTTGGGGTGCCCGTGTGGCCCACGTGGACAACACTAGGTGCCCAAATGGGCACCGTCAAGGCGATGTGGCGGCTGTTACGTGTTCGTGACAGAGGATGGTCGACGGTCCGATCGCACAACGCGTTAACGCGCGTGAATTCGCTCCGTAAACACGCGACCCGCATCAGGCCACAGTCGACGCACGCTAGGCCGCTCTAGGGGCCTTACGTGCACGATTCGAGGCACTTCCGCCCCCGCCATCACCCCCAGGATGCGACGAACGCGCCAGAGCCTCCACGACAGCCCGCGCCCGCTCACGCCCCGACTGCGCCGTCGACGTGATCGCCGGAGGCGGCGGAGTCCGCCCAATCGCCCGCCAAGCGTGAGCCTCCGCAGCCCCACGGTCAGCCCCGGCACCGACGGCCTCCAGGGCGGCGCGACGCCAAGCCGCCTCCACCGCAGGCTCCCCCGCCAGCCCAGCCGGCAGGAGTGCCCCGCGGGCGTCCTCCTCGGCCCGAACCCTGTCCGCCCGCTCCCGGCGGATCGCCCGCGCTAGGCGGGCCACGTCGATCCGGTACGAGCGCCCCTCAGCGGCCCACTCACGGATCGCCCGCCGCGTCGCCCCCGGCAACTCCCCCGCCACCGGGGCCACCTCGTGGTTCAGGAAGTCCGCCCACACCTCGCCCTGCCGGTCCATGACCGGGGTAGCCCCAGCGACGGCGAGGTACGAGACGGCGTTTGCGGCGTCAGCTGGCGTGATCATGAGGCCCCTCCGGCGATGAGTCGCAGCGCGTCCCCCTGGGATGCCCGCTGCATGGTGATGGTGGATTCTGCGGCTTGCTGGCGCATGTCAGCCATGATCTGCGCCTGGTTGCGGTAGCCCTGGCGGCTGCGCTGCTCGGCGGCCCGCTGGGCGGACTTGCCGAGCCAGGTGGTGAATGCGGCGTTCCAGGACGCCTGCCAGCGGTCGTTGGCTTCGGCGTGGGCTCGGAACATCTCGGCCTCGTGGTCGACGTCGACGCCAGCGGCGGCGGCCCTGGCCCGGTGCTCAGGCGTGGGTGCCCAGTCGTCGGGGATCGGTGTCGTCGGCTTGTGCCGTTTGCGGGGCTTCGTCGTCGCGCGCGCACTCTCCGGCGTAGCCGGAGAGAGAGAGGAAGTACGTAGTACTTCCTTTTCTGTCTCTGTCTCTGTCTCTGTATTACCGCTGGTAGTACGAGTCGTATCCGGATCCGTAGTACGAGTCGTATACGGGGTGGTAGTACGAGTGGTATCGCGCCGCTCCCAGCGGCGGCGGATATTGGCGGAATTCCGCGCCATACGCTTCGCTACCTGCTCCTTGGAATCCTGGTGCTCCAGGAAGTCGCGCAGCACATAGTCGCCGTCCGCGTTCACCTCCAAAGAGGGTCTTTCAGGGTGGTTCGTACGCAACTCCGTAATAGGGTCCGTACTACGAGTCGTATCCGGATCCGTAGTACGAGTCGTATACGAGTCGTATCCCCAACGTCGGTCCGCGTACGACCTCGGGATCACCCCATCGGTCTCCCCCCGCCGGCACCAGAGGATCATCTCCACCAGCGCCCGGAACGCCGCGTCCGACAAGACCACGACCTTCGGGGAGTCCGCGAAGTCCACGGTGATCCGCGCCCAGATGCGGCGGTCACTGCTGCGAGTCATCGCCGGTCACCTCCCAGTAAGCGGACAAAGCCCCAGTGGACAGGCTGCTCTCCTTGTAGTCCAGGCAGATCACGGCGTCCTCATGTGCTCGCACCAGCGCCGCGAACGCCAGCAGGTCCTCACGTTCGATCTCATCAGACTCGAAGCGGATACGGGCGATCATCTCGATCATCAGTCATTTCCTCCTAGCATTAAATACGGGGCTGGTTTGCATGCGCCAGGTGAAGGCCGCCCACGCCTCGTCGTCCCACGCTCGCGTGGGGTCGGCGTCGTCGGCTGCGCACTTGGCGGTAGAGTCAGCGAGGTCCTTCAGGTAGTGACGCCACATGCCAGCGTCCTCGTGCATGAACAGGTAGCCGTAGACTGGCGTGTGCCCCGTGGTCTCTCGCGCCCACTCGTGGAAGTCCTCAGAGCCGTAGCCTGAGTCGTCGTAGTAGGGGCCAAGCCACATCGCGACATGGCTGGCCGCGTCCTGGCATGGCTGGCACTCCCGCCACTCCCAGATCGCCCCGCCGTCGACTACCGTCGACCGGCGGTACCGCTCGCCCTCGGGGATGCGGCGGCCACAGTCATCGCACCTGACATGGCCCCGTGACCGGGGGGACCTCTCGTGAATCACCTCAATCATGATGCCGCCTCCTCGGGATCCAGTTCACGCGGCGGGACGCAGCGGGTGACGCGCACCCAGGCGCCCGGCGTCTGGTCGTAGAGCTTCCGGGCCGTCCACTCGACGATCCGGGAGTCCTCACGAAGCACCCCGACCTGCCGGTACGGGGCCAGCGCGTCCCCGATAGCGCGCAGGAGCTTGTCCAAATCCGGCTTGACGTGCGGCCAGTAGCGGGACTCTGGGACGCTCTTCGGACGGGGCAGGTAGAAGGTGACGGTCACGCGGACGGGCCCGTCGTAGCGGGGCTCCCATCCGGCTTCTCGGGCCGCTTTCAGGGCCGCTTCCTTGACGGCGAGACGCCACGCGGTGAGTGACTCCCCCCGGTCGTGGGTGACGACGACGCGCTGACCCGAGGTGAACGCCCTGGTGGAGCCTTCGGTGATCGGCTCACCGGGGACGAAGAAACTAAACGAATCCATGCTTGAGTGCCGTTTCTGCTAGGTGGTTGACTGCATGTGCTGCCTGCTGGGGGACGACTCCGTTCCCCAGGGCCTTGAGTGCCTGCGACCGTGAGAGCCCAGGCGTGTCCGTGACGTGCCCGGCAGGGAGGCCCATCATCCACTCGACGAACGCCGGGGAGAGGACGTCCCCGCCGCGCTGGCCGGTCTCCGTCGGCGGCGGTGCCTCACGCCCCGTCACCTCCTCCCACCGGTGGATCGCTGGCGCATACTGCGCCCAGTGGCCGCTGCTGCGCCGCGCCTCGATACTCAGGGGCCGGCCGTGCCCGTTATTGCCGTGACGCTCCCTCAGTTTCTTCCTCCAGACGCTCCCACCCTCAAGGTCGTAGCCCTCTCCCATGTCATTCACGACAGGTGTCGGGAGAAGTTGAGGCGTGGGCGTCACGCCAGCAGTGACGCAACGGCTGTCTGTAGGTTCATTCCACCGTCCCCATGCTCTCCTGGGCCGGTCGCGCAGGATGCGGAGGGTGTCGGCAGAGTCGTGACGCCACGCGAGGACGAAGACCCGCTCGCGCTGGTGCGGGGCTCCGACGTCGGAAGCCCGTAGAGACTCCCACGCCGCGTCATACCCGAGGCCGGCCAGGTCTCCGACCACACGTCCGAGAGCCCGGAGAACAGGTCGGTCTGCCCCCCCTCCCAGACATCCCGGACCGGGTTCCAGACGGCTATAGGCGGCCGCTGAGCGGGCGCCGCTGACGTTCTCCCAGACGACGACATTCGGGGCGATCTCCTTGATTGCGTGGGCCATGGCCTCCCAGATTCCTGAGCGGGTGCCTGGCCTCATTCCGGCGCGGTGGCCGGCGTTGGATAGGTCCTGGCAGGGGGTGCCCCCTGCGATGACGTCGACGGGCTCGATGGTTGCCCAGTCGATGCGGGTGATGTCCCCCAGGTTGGGGGAGTCGGGCCAGTGGTGGGCGAGGATTCTGGATGGGCCGGTGTCGACGTCGGCGACCCACCTGGTGTCGACGTCGGCCAGGAGCCCGAGGCCGAGGCCGAGCCCGCCATAGCCCGCACAGATTTCTCCGAGCTTGAGCGTCATGGCAGGTCGAAGAGGGGGATGGTCCCCATGGTGGGGTCCTCGACGTCGGCGGGCTGGTGGGCGGCGAGGCAGGCCGGGCAGACGAGAGGGCCAGTGAGGCACGCGCTCTCGACGTCCTCGCAGTGCTGGGTGATGAACTCGCCTCCGGCGAGGCGTTTGCTGCCGCCGCAGAGCCGGACCAGCGGGTACCAGGTGCCGCCCTGGTAGCGGACAGGGTCTCCGACGTCGGCGATGTGCCGCACCAGGCGCCCCGGCAGGAGGATGCGGGTCATGCTGCGGCCCTCCCCTGCTTGGTGAGGGTGAGGAGGCGGGCACGCCGGCCGGAGGCCGTGATCGCGTACTTGCCGGTCTCCTCGATGAGGCCCTTGTCCTGAAGCTCCCGCACAGCGGTGCGCGCACGGGACGGGGACAGGACACCACGCGTGAACCGCTCGACGTCGGCGAGCGTGAAGGTGGTGCGGCCGGAGCGGCGGATAGCACTCAGCACCTCGGCCTGACTGGGGAAGGTGTCGGTGATGGAGTCGGCCGCCCACTGGCTGGTGACAGGGTCGTTGGCGCGGACGCTGCCGCGCTCGCGGGGGTGGATGGTGCTGGCGGTGGTCATGCTGCGGTCTCTTCCTTGTGGGTGGGGTGTGGGGGCTGCTGGAGTTGCTGGGCTTCGGTGTCGGTGGCGTAGCGGGCGCGGAACTCCAGGGCGAGGACGGGCGCGACACCGTGCTTGACGGTGGCGCGGGGCTCGCTGGCGAGGACCATGCCGAGCGTCCTGAGGAGGTCCATCAGGTCGGCGATGGCCTCGCACTTCTGGTGGACGACGGGGACGGCGGCGAGCATCTGCCAGCGGAAGGCGTACTCGCCACGCCCTAGTGGCGTGAGCATGGTGAGAGGGGTTTTCACGAGGGGTCCTTTCTGGGGAGTCGAGGGTTAGGCTTCGGGGCGGCTGCGCATCCATTCCTCCAGGTCGGAGGCGAGGATGACGTAGCGGCTGCCGGCGAGGCGGGCGGGGAGGTGGCGGTCGGGGTCGGTTGCTTTGATGGCGCGGCGGAGGAAGTCGACAGACAAGCCCGTCAGTTCGCTTGCGCGCTGGAGGTTGTAGGCGATGGCGACGGTCATCGGCGGGGCTCCTTTTCGGTGCGGATGGTGTGGGCTGCGAGTACTGCGGTGAGGGTGATGGCGAGGAGGAGGACGCCCGTGTGGTGGCCGAGCGTGGTGGTGAGGGCGGCCTCGGTGAGGATGGTGGCGGCTGCGGCGGCTCCGAGCGTGTAGGTGGTCATGCCGCGGCCTCCTCGACGTCGAGGGGGTAGTAGGACTCGACGGTCCAGCGGCCGACGGTGCGGGTGACGCCCTGGAAGGTCATCCCTTGGGAGGTGAAGGCGACGTCTGGACGGAGGTCGAGGAGGTCTGCGAGGGCCTGCGCTCCGCCGTCGTAGGCGACGATGTCGATGCGGAAATGGTTGTTCAGGTAGGCGAAGGCTTCGATCTTGTGGATGTCGATGCAGTTGCGCTCGGCCTCGGCGATGAGGGCGTTCACGAGGGGCATGGCCTCGCTGATGGGGCGCTGTGTGGTGGGGTGGCACATGGGGGTTTCCTTGGGGGGTTAGGCGGCTTCTGCCTGGGTGATGAGGTGGGTTGGGGTGGTTCCGAGGGCGGTGGCGATGCGGCTGATTTCGTCGAGTTGGAGGCCGCGTCCGGTTCGGAGTCTGCGTTGGAGGGTGGAGCGGGGGATGTCTGTGGCCTTGCTGAGTTGGAGGAGGCTGGTGCCTGTGGTCTCCATCTGGTGGGTGATCGCCCGGATGATGGGCGGCGGGTTGGTGTCCATGTGGACAACCCTAGGTGCCCATTTGGGCACCTGGCAAGTCGCTGGGAAACCCGTCAGAACTTCGTTACCGTTCCGTCATCTTGGTGCCCAATGTGGCACAGTGGAGACATGAGCACGCGAGCAACGAATCCTGGGGTCGGCCTCAACGCCGCTGCGGCCGCCGAACTCCGCACGCTCCGCGAGGAGCGGCACATGACCGTGAGCGGCCTCTCTGACGCCTCAGGCATCCCCAAACGCTCCCTCATCCGCCTCCTACAGGCCGAGCGCCCCATCACCTTCGAGCCCCTGTGCGCGCTCGCTGACGCCCTCGGAGTCAGCGCCTCCACGATCATCTCCCGCGCCGAGGACCGCCTACGCGAGGAGCAGCGGTTCCCCCAGTTCTCCTGCTGACCGAGCCCCGTAGACGACGAAGAGCCCCACCCAGATTCACTGGGCGGGGCTCTAGTCATCTGACCTCACCGACGATTGTCGGTGGCGGCGGCCGGTCGTGCGGTCTCGACACGGTCACGATATTGGTCAGGCGGTCAGGCCGAGGCGGGGAGCCACAGCCTCGAGCGCCGCCCTAGCCTGCTCGAGGTCGGCGTGCTGGTAGCCCATGGTGGTTGTGACGGTCGTGTGCCCCATGAGGGCGATGATGACGGCGGCGGGGACGCCAGCGGCCATGAGGAGCGTCGCCGTCGAGTGGCGGGCCTCGTGAGTCACAAAGTAGACCCACGGGTCATCAGCGGTGCCGCCGCCGGCCTTGTGGATGCCAGCGGCATCCTGGAGGCCGTGCCACGCCTCCATATCGTCGCTGGCAGACCACGGGCCGCCGTCAGGGCGCGGCCACACCAGCCCATAGGGGGACTCAGGGCAGCGGTCCTGCCAGGCGGCGAGAGCGGCCGCCATCCACGGCACGATCGGCAGCACGCGGGATCCGGCCGCCGTCTTCGTCGGCACGAGGTGATAGGAGCCGGTCAGGTGCACGGCGTCATACCAGCCAGGCAGGCCAGCGTCACGTGCCCGCTTGGGGATGGCCTGGAGCTGGCGGTCGATGGTGAGCGTCCCGGCGGCGAGGTCAACGCGGTCCCAGGTGAGCCCCAGGGCCTCCCCCTGGCGTAGGCCCTGGAGGAGGGCGGCCACCCACCGGGAGGCGTCGTGCTCGCCGGCGAGGCGTCTCGCGTTGCGCTCGCGCTTGCTGGCGTCGACGTCGAGGGTGGGCCAGGCGTCGGGCTCGGTCGCCGTCTTGAGGAGGGTGGCGGCGTCGGCGGCGGGGATGGCCCGGCGGCGGTTGGGGGCCTTCCTGGGGAGGGGGACGTCGAAGACGACCTGCGGCACAGTGTGCCCCTCGGTGCGGGCGTCTCGGAGGACCTTGAGGAGGATGGCGCGGCACCTGTGCGCCGTTGTCGGGCTGGACCCGGCCTTCTCGTGCGCCCGATCGAGGGTTCTCAGGTCGGCTGGGTTGAGGTCGGTGAGGCGCTTGGAGCCGATCGTGGGGACGATCCAGAGGTCGATCATCCGGGAGGAGACGTCGAGGCTCGTGGGGCGCAGACGCGCGGCGGCGGCAGCCTTCCACTGGTCGCACCACGCCTTGAGCGTGGTCCTCGGGCTCGCACCCTGGGTCTGCCCGGCGGCATGGTCGCGGCGCAACTGCCTCAGGGCGCGCTTGGCCTCGGCCTCGGTCTTGCGGATCCGGGTGGCTCTCTTGAGCCCACCCGAGCGGGTGTAGCCGACGGGGAGGGCGGCGACCCACTTCCCGTCCTTGCGCTGGTAGATGCTGCCTTCTCCGTATGCCATGGGGGCCTCCTCGGGTAGCAGTGGATAGCAGTTTGGATAGCAGTGTGTAGCCCAGGATAGCCCATGAGGGCACACGTTGGGTGTGATGGTTTTGGCGGAATGGCGCGGTTTTGCACCACGCTCGAACCCATCCTACCCCTTGAATCAGTTCTTCATGATAACTGCTTGAGAGGGGTTGACAGCCCCAGAATCATGCGGCACCATGGTGGTCACGAGGCACCCGAGATAGCAATCAGATAGCAATCTCGCGGAGACACCCCACAACCCCAGCAACCACAACGAAAACTCCCCAGAAAGGCCACGGCCATGTCACTCCTCGACGCCGCCTGCATCAAGACCGACGACGGCACCATCCACGTCGCCCCGAACGGGACCATCGGCCTCCCCGGCCTCCTCACCCCAGACATCCCAGCCACCGACGTCGTCGACATCGCCGTCGAAGACGGGAAGGAAGCCAGCAAGCGAGTCACCGCCGCCCGCGTCGCCGCCGTCGGCATCTTCGCCCTCGCCATCAAGAAGAAGATCGACGCCACCAAGTTCATCATCATCGAGACCACCGACAATATGCACGTCTTCGAGATCAACGCGAAGCGCCACCGTGAGGCACTGGCCTTCGTCAAGCGAGCCAAGGTCGCCGTCGCCCGAGGCCAGGAGTACGCCGCGAAGGAAGCCGAGGCACCCACGCCCGAGCCGGCCGAGGATGCCGCACCAGAGCCGAAGAAGTGGTGGCAGAAGACCACCGGCGACCTCATCAACGAGCGCCGCGCCCGCAAGGGGAAGAAGCCCATCAACTTCAACGCCGCCTAGAGAAGACGAAAGGCGCCCCCACTACCCGGGTAGGTAGCGGGGGCGCCTAGGCTCTATAGAGGCCTCTCAGTCGTCAGCGAGGTCCCCGATCGGAGACTCCCCAGGGCCGCGCGGCAGGTCCCCCAGGGGCGCCCCACGGTCGAGGGCGATCGCGCGCGTCCTACGCGCGACCATCTCCCACTGGGCGGCCTCTCTACGGGCGGCCTGCACCTCCGTCTCCCGCCCCTGACGGGCGTGCCAGAGAGCGCGGATAGCGGATCCGATCTGCCCGACCAGGGTAGCGGCGAGGCCGCTCGTGATGACGACGGCGATCAGGTCGGCTGCTCGCATCCCGTATCTCCTCTCTCTGCGGCGCGGGCCGCCGCGTCAGCCTCGCGAGCTTTCGCGACGGTCACGCCGATCTGTGCCCGACGGAGCGGGGTGTCCGGCTCGCGGCCGGGCTCCCACGCGCGGCCCCAGGTGCGGGCCATCCGCTGGGCGATCATGAGGAGGAGAGCGATGATGATGAGGAGCGGCCATCCCGGCCACCGGTCAGTGGTGAGCGCGCGCAGAGTGTCCTCGACGGCGACGGCGAGGAGGCCGAGGGCGGTGAGGGCCGCCGCTGGCCCCTCGACTCCCCACCAGCCCAGCCACGCGGACGGGGCGCCCAGCAGGCACCCGATGATGGTGACGACACACCCTAGGGTGACGTCCCAGGGCTGGACGTGCGGGCTGGTGAGGATGAGGGCCATGGCGGCCGCCACGACCCCATACGTCGCCACCATCAGGGCGGTGACGACACGGGGCTCATGGAGGGTCCCCCAGATGCGGCGGCCCAGGCCCATCAGGACGCCTCAGGCTCGCTGGTAGCGGGCTGCTGCGTCTCAGCCGGGGCGGCGGCCAGCCACGGCACGTAGATGCGCAGCCAGGCGTCCACGCCAGGCAGGGCCATAATGCGGGTGACCGCACCCGTGATGGCGAGGACACCAGCGGCAGCGCCAGTGGCGACAGCCGGGTCCTGCTGGCTGGCGGCCGTGTAGACCACCGGAGCCAGGGCGCACAGGCCCACGAGGGCCTGGAAGACCGTCCGGATGACGGCGCGCGACGGATGAATTACCTGGGAGGCGGTAGCCTCATGCTTTCCCATAATGATCCTTCCTAGATGGGTGGCGGTCACCAGAGGCGGCCGGAGCCAGCCCTGGAGTTGTTGAGTGCGCGCTGGAGAGCGCCGATCGTGGCCGTTCCGGCATCACCATCTACCCAGTCAGCGAAGTCCCAGCCTGCCGGCAGGTACTCCTTGTGCCAGGCCATGATGAGGAACTGGAGCGTCCTCCACGTGTCAGCCCCAAGGACGCCGTCGACGTCGAGCGCCGGGGAATCATTGAGTGCCTGCTGCTGGTCCGGCTTGACGGCGGAGTTCAGGAACTGCTGCAAGCGCTCGACAGCCGGGCTGCCGTCCTCGTCCAGGACGCCATCGATGGCCGTGCCCATGACCTGCTGAAGGCGGGCGATGGTGGCTGGGCCGAAGACGCCGTTCGGTGTGAGTTCTGACTGCCCGTCGCTCTTGTTCTTCTTGCCGGTGTAGGGCTTGACCTCCCTCGCCGGCGCGGAGGGGGTGGGGGAGGAGGCGCCTCCGTAGTTCGGACGGACAACCGCGCAGATGTCCTCCCAGTCGCGGGCGCGCGAGTAGACGCCGCCACCGTTGGACTGCGACCCGGAAGTGCCGCTGCTGGTGTTGCCCTCGACGGTCTGTACGTAGGACCCTAGGTTGGAGTAGACGAAGCCAACGTGGTCTGCGACGCCGTCGCCGTCCCAGTCGAAACAGACGATGTCCCCGAACTGGGCGTCGTACTTGCTCACGAGTTGGCCGGTTGCGGCTGCCCGCTGGATGACGTGTGGGACGTAGGCGAAGTCGCCGCCGGGCGGGGTGGCTCCCCATTGGCGAAAGCACCATGTGACGAACATGGCACAGAAGGGGACGCCGGACGCGCCGAAGTAGGCCCCGTTGCGGGTGGCGTAGTCGCGCCCGTACTTACTGCCCTCCTCGGGGTCGTCCCAGCGGGTGTAGCCGATCTCCTGGCAGGCGGTGGTCATGACCTGCTGTGCGGTGGGCATCAGGCGTGCACCCCCGCCAGGTTGATGGGCAGGAGGGGGCCGACGTCGGCGGGGGTGTGGTCAGCGGGGGGCATGGCGGCGGTCAGCTGCTCCTCCGGTGTGGTGGGTTCAGGCATTCTTGGTTCTCCTGATTTCGGATATAGGAAATCCCCGTCACCTGGCGGCGCGGGGACGTTGTTAGTTGGGAGGGGGTGGCTGTTTAGGCTACGCCTCCCTGCTGCTCCTCCCAGCCGGCGGCAAAATTGACCGGGCCGGCCTTGAAAGGCGACAGCCAGGCGCGGGAGACGTTCTTGTAGTACTTGCCGGTGACGATGATCCGCTCACCCGGCCCCACCATCGCGTCCGGCCGGAGGCTCTTGATGTCCTTCGCCTCCCCGGAGACGGACTGCATGTAGGCGTCGACGCGCTTGTCGACCTCCTCCTTGCAGTTGCGCAGGTACTCGCGGCGGGAGAATTCCACGGAGACTCGCTCGGCCAGGCCGTTAAAGTCGGTGTCGGTCATAGCCTTGAGGCCGCGTTCTGACGTGTCCAGATATCCAGCAGGCATTAGCCCATACTCCTTGGTAGTGCGGTTGCAAATAGGGTGGAGTAGGCGGAGTCCCCACTAATGGAGAATGTGCCGCCTGTTCCGTACGCTCCGGTAAAACCGCAGCGAATCTTCGGGTCCTGACCGGCCGGCACCACGCGAATCCCGGTGACGGTGACGGACGCGCCCGTGGAGTCATTGGGGAAGCGCGCCCGGTAGGGGCGGTCCAGGAGAAGCACGGTGGCGTCAATGTCGCCCGCGCTGACACGGCCCCATACCGTGAATGACACCTGGACAATCCGGTCGTAGGGGCGCACGCCCAGGTCAACCTGGGCTGCTCCCGAGTACTGGTTGTTGCCGAGCTTCAGGGTGTTTGCGACGACGACGCTGGCCTCTGCGGCCTGCACCTCGTTGATCGGGCGCAGGATCCAGGTGGAGCCGTTCTTGGATCCGTCGGAGCGGTACAGGATGCCGCCGACATCGACGTAGGCGGGGTGGGCGGCCGTGGGGGCGTGGCCGGCAGCCTCGGCCCTTGACAGGATCTCCCTGCCGGCGGCGACGGACTGGGCGGGGAAGATGATCCCCGCGGCGTCTAGAGCGTTCGGCCACGCGGACAGTAGGTCATCCCCGGCCTCCGGGACCGGCACGCCCTTCCAATGGGTTGTTGGCATTCGTCTCGCCTTTCACTTGGTGTAGGAGACTTCGATAGTCAGGTCGTGTGACCAGTAGCCGTAACTGGCGTTCCCCTTAGTCTCAAAGGAAATGCCGCGGAAATAGCCACCTTTCCAGCTGTTCCACTGGTCTCGGGGGATCTGGATCCAGCGGCCGTCACCGCGACCCCAGCCGCCGGACTCATACCAGCGGTTGCCGCCACCGGAGTAGGAGCCGGGCGCGGACTGGAAACCATGCGAGCCAATAGAAGCGACGCCGGTCTGTCCGTACCAGTGCTTCGCATACGCGTAGACGCGCATATTCGTGATCGTGGCTCCAGCCAGGTCGGCCGTCATATTCGGGAAGCCGATCAAGGAGTTATACGCCCAGTTTCCGTAGCGGCCCTGCGGCATAGTGTCCGGCCACGACGAATCCGGGGAGCCGTTGGAGTACGCCTTCCACCAGTTCGAGCGGTACTTCTTGACGTAGTTGCGTTTCGGTTGTGGCTGCTCCGATGGTTTCGGGGCGCCCAGTATCACTGTGTGGTTCGGCTGGACTGTCTTCTCTGGGGCCAGGCCGAGGTCCTGCACCAGCACATAGGGTGTCGGGAGGGATGCGTCGCTCTTCGTCAGCATGACGCCCTCGGAGCCGTAGGCTGACGCGGCCAGGAACAGGAGTCGGTACGTGCCTGATGCCTCTACCGTGAACGGCTGGAACGCCGCGTGCGACGTCTGGAGTTGGTTCCGGTTCTCCGACACTAGGCGCACCCGGTACTCGAAGGTGCCCTTTGCGCCGTTGCCTACTGGCTCGCCCTGCATGCGGGCCTCGAGCATGGCGTTTGCCTTGTTCGCGTACCATGTCAGCATCGTGGTCGCTTGGTAGATTCTCCCGGCTTCGAGGTCGACGACGATCTCATACATGGAGTCGACTGAGCGCACGATATGGTTCTCGTTGTCTCCCCAGGACCAACACTCACCCCAGCCGATCACACCCCTAGGCAGGGCAGCCAGAGTGTCGGCCAGGTCCGTGCCGCGCCACGTGATCCGATCGGCGACAGAGAGGGACTGTGTCGTGACCTCGCCGTCGCCGGTGATGGTCGCCTTGGCGAGCCCGTCGGTGCCGGTGATCGACAGGAAATCCGAGCCGCTGGTACCCAGCGTGACGACCTCCGTGGGCTGGTTCCCGACGGCCTTCACCACGTGGAGCCCCGTGGAGTCCATGATCGCCGCGTCACCGGAGGGGTCACCGGCCACGATCCGCGTAGACAGACGGATCGTGTCAGCCAGCAGTTCCCCGGTGATCTTCGCGGATCCGGCCTGGAGCATCTGCGTCGTCACCTTCGCGAAGGTCGCGACCTTGGCCCAGAGTTCATCCGAGGCGGTGATCTTTGGTGCGGTGACAGCGCCGTCGGCGATCTGGACCGCGCCCACCGAGCCGGGGACGAGGACCTTGCCGGCGACCAGCATGTAGTCCTGCCAGGTCTTCTCCTGCCCGGACCACACCTTGACGCCGGTGGCCTGCTTGTCCGCGCCGGTCACCACCCACAGGTCCCCGTCCACGGGATCCGCGGGTGAGGTCCCGGCGACCGTCACGCGGCCGATCGCCCGCTTCAGGGCGTTCGCGGCCGCCTCACCAGAGGTGGCTGCGGCGTCCTTGGCGGCCTTGACCTCCTCGCCCAGGCGCTTCTGCGCGGCCTCGATCTCGGCCTTGGCGGCGTCAAGCTCGGCCTTGGTGCCGGCCGCCTCCAGTGCGATCCGGCCCGTCGCGCCCGTAGCGCGCGCCTGCCTGCCCTCGGGGAGCGCGGCCGGTGAGACCACCTGGTAGACGCGGCCCGTCCCGTCCTGGAGGCACACGCACTCCGCACCGATGGCGGTAACGCCGCCGTCAGCCGGGGCCACGACCTCACTCACCGGGTCATCGGCCGGGAGCTCGACGCGGACCATGCCGCCGTCCTCGACGTCGACGACGCGGCCAGTGGCCCACGTGCCCGCCTGGCTACCGGAGCCGTAGGACGCCTGCTGCGACGCGACAGCGGTGCGCGGCGACGGCTTGCGATCGATCCACAGGTTCGGTCTCACCATGCCAGTTCCTCCATGTCGACTCTCATCTGCCCACCCGGCTTGTCCACCGGCAGGCTGTAGGCGGTCACCTTGCCGACGATGACCTCCCCGGCGTCGGTGTGGACAGCGATCACGTCGCCAGCCTCCAAGCGGGGGTCAGGGGCGATCTCCACCGACCTCTTCGACGCCGCCGACAGGGACGTCTCCATGTTCGTGAGCGCTGCCTTGTGGACGGCAGCACGACTGTCAGCGGAGTTGATCTCCTTGCGCTCAGTAACCCATCCGTAGATGCTGGGCTCGTAGGGCCAGGAGGCTGCCGTCGCAGTGCCGGTCCACTTCACTGCCGGCTTCTTGTCGTTGGTCTGCTGCGGGCTGCCGACGGCCACCCACCTGTTCGGGCGGCGCTCCACGCTCTTGCGAGGCGCCTCCACGAGCAGGTCCCGGCCCGAGTATCGGGCCACCGGGTTGCGGGCAGTCGTCTGCGCCCACAGGTGCAGGCACCCATCCGCCTTGACCGCCCAGTTGATCCCCCTGGGGTGACACAGGTCCCGGATCGCCTCAGTCCTAGAGTGACCCCACTGAGTAGACGCGGGCACCAGAGGATTCGGGGTCCCAGGGTCCAGGACCACCGGGAGAGTCCCAGCGAGACGCTGCGCCTCAGACAGGACCGTCGCCCCACGGGGCGGGGACGACGGCCACGCCATCGGATCCTGCTCAAGCACCTGAAGCAGGTCCAGGCACTCAACCTTGACCTTCCCGGAGGTGTCCTCCTCCCAGGACTGGTGCTGCCACCACCCCAGGTCAACCTCATCGCGGCCGGCCGGGGTCTCAAGGACGGCGACGACGTGACTGCGCTGCCCGTAGTTCGCGAGCGGGTCGGCTGGCGATTCTGGCACCCACCCTGACGGGCAGGTGTAGGACAACTTGCCGGGGACGACACGGTCGGACGCCCAGTCGATCTGCACGTCCTCGCACGGGACGTCCAGGGCGACCACAGTGCGCCCAAGGTGGACGTCGATCCGCGCGCCGACGGCGACAGGCCCGGCCAGTGCCTCAGTGCTAGGCCCCGGCCTCATGGCATCCCCTGCACGCGCTTGGCGACCTCGATAGCCGACCACGCCTGCCAGCCCGGAGTCTCCGGGTGCGCCTCGCCGTAGTCCTGCCACTCACCCCAGGTGGTCACCGGGACAGCCCCCAGTGGCTCACTGTCGGAGCGGGGCTCGTGGGCCGTCCACTTCACCGTCAGCTCGATAAGATCATCAATGAGACGCTTCCGGGAGACGCCGGTGACGATGACCGTCCTCGGCGGCACCCCAGCAGTCGGGGCGGCCGGGATCAGCATGATCGGGTGGTGAGCCTGGAGCACCCACCACAGGTAGGGCTCGGCGTCGGGGTGGCAGGCGATGACGCCGCTCCCCGTCTCGGGCTCATCCCGGAGCGCCCAGCGGGCCACCCCGCCGACATGGCTCACCTTCGAAGACCACTCCACGGGGTCCTCATTGCTGACGTAGATGAGGCCAGGGGCGGAGCGGCCGTCCCTGCCGGCCACGTGCACCCCGTACCAGTCCCCGACGGGGCGGGTGAGCGACACACTGTCGCCCCCCGCCCTGTAGGTGGCCTCGACGCCGGGCGCGGCCAGGCCATCCGCGATGAGGTGCTGCCCCTCCCCGAGGCGGGCTAGCACACGGTCACCAGCAGTCACCGTGGCTGGCCCGTCCACCAGCAGGGACGGCAGGCCAGACGTCGTGCCGATCCAGCCCTTGAGCGCCATAGCGCCCCCTCTCTGTCAGTCGTTGCGTGAGACCTCGACGGCGACACGCTCGGCCTCGACGCGCATCCGGCCCACGAGTTCGCCGTCGACGTCGCGCACCTCGAGCACGCTCGGCGCGTTGCCGCCCTTGCTGAGGAGGTCGTCGATCTTCGACCACTGGCCGCCGGTGAAAACTGGTTCCGGCCGGCCGGTGGCGTTGAGGACCGTCGTCAGGCCCGGCTGTAGCAGGCCCCCGGAGTCGAACTTGTAGAGCCCGGTGCTCGGGCTGCCGTAGATCGGGGTCTCGCGGACCGGGATCCCGAACGTGGGGGCCTCGACCATCATCCCGTTGCCGGAGGCGATGGCGATGTGGTGCGCCGGAGCGCCCCAGAACAGGAGCGTGCCGGGAGTATTTAGTGACCCGCCGGGCGTGCTGCCTGCCTGGTAGCCGGCGGCCGTCAGGCGCGGGATCTGGGAGCCCATCTGGTGGGCCGCCCAGTACACGAGACCGGAGCAGTCGACGCCGGGCGGGATCGAGGATCCACCCCACACGTAGGTCGCGCCGATCGCCTTCCTCGCGGCGTTCACAATGTCGCTGGCGGCCATGGTAGCGGTCTTGCTCTTGAGCCACTGACCGAAACCGTCAACCCACTTGCCGGGCAGTGCGGCCGCCATGTCCTTGAAGAAGCCGGATCCGGGCAGGCCGCCCATGACGGCATTCATGGGGATGCGGATAAGGTTCTCGACCGCCCCGAGCGGGTCGGAGATGATCGAGGCGACCGCATCCGCTGCACTGGAGAGCCAGCCGGTGGCCGCATCCCATCCGCTGCTGGCGGCTCCCTTGATCTTGTCCCAGATGCCGCCCTTGGCGAAAGCGGCGAATTTCGCGCCCGTGTCCCCGCCGGGGATGTGCGCCCCGCTCGAACCCCGCGCGGCGGCGTTCATCCGGTGGACGGCGGCGGGGCCGCCGACGGCCTTCACCCACTCTGGCCGCATGATGGCCTCGCCGCCGGACAGGGCGATTGCGCCACCGCCGTCCGGCGAGTAGAAGTGGTAGATGTCCCGCCCCGGCGAGTAGCCGGGTAGGACGCCACCAGTTGCGTATCCGGGGATCGGGCTGACGTCCGGGAGGCGGAGCGAGAGCCCCAGTTTCTCCGCAATACTGTCGGCCGTCTTCTTAATACCATTCTTGTAAACGGTATTAATGATGAAGTTAATCGGCTTCGCCGCGATCCCCTTAACAGAGTCCCATACGGTCTGAATGCCGGACTTCATATTCTCGAAAGCCTTTTTGATATTCGTCGTGACCGTATCAAAAATAGGCTTCAGAGTGTCCTGGAACCAAGACGCCACCGTATTAATGGTGCTCTTGATGCCGTTCCAGACGGTCTTGATCCCACCCCACAGGAGGTCGGCACCATTCTTGATGCCATTCCACACCGCGGAAATGACGGGCTGCACGTAGGCCTGGAACCATGAGACAACCGTGTTGATCGTCGCCTTGATCCCGTTCCAGATGGTCACGATGCCGTTCCAGAGGAACTGGGCTCCACTCTGGATGCCGGTCCACACTGCGGAAATGGCCGGCATGACGTAGGCCGTGAAGAAATCGGCGACGACCTGCACGGCCATCTTGATGCCGTTCCAGATGGTCACGATGCCGTTCCACAGGAATTGCGCGCCCGCCTGGATCCCCGACCACACGGCGGCCAAAACCGGGGCCACATAGGCGTTGAACCAATCCACGGCCACGCCGACGGCGGCCATGATCCCGGTCCACACGGCCTGAATTCCAACCCAAAGGTATTGCGCCCCGGTAACCACCCACGACCAGACCGTCGCGAGCGTCGGAGCGACATAGGCCATGAACCAGTCCACGACCAACTGAACGGCGACCTGGATAAGCGTCCACACCACAATGAACGGGATGGACAGCGCCCAGATCCCGACCTTGATTCCGGTCCACACGGCCTCAAAAACCGGCACCACATAGGTGGTAAACCAGTCGGCGACCGTCTGCACCGCAGTCTGAATACCAGACCAGACGCCGGTCACAATCCCCACGAGACCGTTCCAGATGCTCCCCAGGACGCCTACAGCGCCCGTGATAGCCGGCACCACATAGGAGGTGAAGAATCCGCTGACGGCGTTCCACACCGTATTCCAGGCCGAGCTGAGAGCATTCAGGGTCGCATCCCAGTAAGGGGCGATCCAAGCCAGGAACTTCTGAAACTCCTCGGTGATCGCCGCCCACGCCTTTTTACCCGTCTCCGTCTGGGTGAAAAACCACGCCAGGGCGGCGACCAGAGTGAGAATAGCCGTCACCACAAGGATGATCGGGTTCGCATTCAACACAATGTTGAAAGCGATCTGGGCGCTCTTAGCGAGGTTTGTCACCCTCTCAAACGAAATCAAGCCCGTCACAGCGGACGTAATCATCGGGGTGATGCCGCCCAGGGCGGAGACCGCCATTACCACCTGCATGCCCTTGAAAGCCACGACAGCAGTGCCGACCGTGACCGCCAGGCCGCCCAAAAGGGCTCTGTTGTCGACGATCCAGGAACTTAGTTTCAGGCCAGCATCCACTACCCAGCCAACGGCGTCGCGCAGCCCCTCCAGGAAACTGATGATGGCCGAATCGGGCTTGAGCCCAAAGAGTGGCTTGTCCGTATCTCCCGTGAAAATGATCGACGCGACGCTCTGGAGTGACGGGATGAGCGTGTTGTTGACCCAGTTGCCGACCTCGATGACAGCATCTCGGATGCGGAACAGCCAATCCACGACCCCACTGTCCTCTTCGAGGCCGAAGAGTGAATCAGGCCCCTGGTAGTCGCCGGAGAACAGGATGCTGGCGACGCCCTGTAGGCCGGGCACGAGCGTGCCGGTAATCCAGTCACCGGCCGCGCGAGCGGACTCCCCGATCTTGAAAAGGAAATCGACGATACCAGAATCTTCTTCGAGTCCGAAGAGTTTATCGGAGCCGTCAAACTTTCCCTTGGAGAGAATGTCCCAGACGCCCTGAATGCCGGGCACCAATTTGTCGTTGATCCACCCGAAAGCCGCCTCGGCCCCGGTGGCGACATTCCCCATGAAGTCGGTCAGGGCGGGCTTGATCTGGTCGACGATACCCATCGCCCCGGACGTCAGGGCCGCCTCAAGGTTCCCCCAGGCGCCCTCAATCGTCTTGGTCGACGTCGCCGCCTCCTTGGCGACATCCGTCATGCCAAGGTCCATCACCGCCGCGT